TTGGGGCATTTGTTGTTTATTGACCTTCAGTAACTTAGCTACCCTGCCATTTGGGTGAAAAATCGTGCGAGTGTAGACCGATTGTAGTCCGAGCCTCCTAAAACGATACGATTGTAGCACATGAAAAATATTAAGATATACCTCCGAAAATATAACAACGATACTTCCGGTATCGTGTGGATCTCCTTTTATGTACAACGACAAAAGATTAATTTCTCCACTAAGGTTACAGTAGAGTTGAAGCATTGGAATGAGAAAAAGAGTATAGTTGCTGCAGGAGATAAGCAATCTGCCGATAAGAACCTAATAATCGAAACTATCTTGGCACGTATCAATAATGTGTTTGTAAAGTATCGCCTCCGGGATAAGAATCTGTCTCGTGACCTCTTTCTGCGTGAATATAACCGACCATCGGATTACGCTACATTCTTCGATTTCGTCCGGGATTATATGAAAAAGATCTCTCATCGCACGGAACTTACTACCCTTAACACGCACATGAGTGTTATCCGGAAGTTGAAAGAGTTCAATACTGACCTGATCTTTGATGATATCACACGGGATTGGTTGGATATCTACTTTGCTTACCTCCGGAGAGAACTGGATAATAATGCAAACACAGCCTACAAGAACATGGCTATTATCAAGAAGTACGTATTAGCTGCATACAAAGCTGGATATATGACAGAGAATCCTTTTGAAGAATGGTCGATTAAAAAAATAACTTCCACCTGTGTATATTTGAATGAAGAAGAGTTGGCCCAACTCGTGGCATTGTATAATACCGGAGAATTGGAATATAAATTGCATAAGACATTGGAATTCTTTCTATTCATGTGCTTCAGTAGTCTACATGTTGGAGATGCAAAGAAACTGCAGCTTGAGCAATTCTCTGAAGATCACTTTACCTATTTCCGAATGAAGCTCCGGAACAGCAAGCCGGAACCGATCCAGATCCCGATATCTGATCCACTCAAGAACTTATTATCCAAGATTGTCGGTACAAGAAAAAAAGGTCCTTTGTTTGAAGTGATCCAGGCAGATCAAACCATGAACCGCAACCTGAAGGATATTGCTGCCATTGCTGAGATAGATAAACCTATCACTCACAAAGTCGGGAGGCATACATTTGCAACCATTTACCTACGGCATACAAAGGATCTTGCAGCACTGAAAGAGTTACTGGGACATTCAGACATGAAAGAAACGCTCGTATATGCTCATGTTATGGATGAGTCGAAACGTGAAGGGGTACAATGTTTCAATAGCTTTGTAATTTAGTACTTTCGTACGAAGTTAGGTTAAAACTCTGTTTTTAAAAGGAATGCGGATGCACGATCTTTGTACGAAACCGCACAAAGATCAGTACATCTGCACGAATTTAGTTAAGGTCGGATAATAACCGGGCGCATGAAGTTTACAAATTCATCCCTTACTTCAAAGCAGGGACACATTTTGATCCATTCTGATGGCTCGACGATACCATTATCATTGAGATCCGGAGATGTGTCGCGGTGGCCTAAGATCTCGATGATATTGTATTGCTCACAGAGAGTTGCAACGAGGTTACGAAGAGCTTCTTTTTGTGCAGGCGTACGTGTATCGGCAGCCTTTCCCATTGCGTCTAATCCTCCAATATAGCAGATACCAACAGAGTGATCATTGTAACCAGGACAGTGAGCTCCATTAATTGAAAGTGATCTTCCTGTTTCTACCACACCGTCAAGAGGTATAACATAGTTGTATCCTATGCCTTTCCAGCCTTGCGCTTTATGCATCCGATCAATGTCATTGGCGCGGAAATCTTTTCCTGCAGGAGTAGCAGAACAGTGAATGATAATAGAATCAATTGCTTTCATTATTCTTTTTATTCCTTGATTATGCGAACAGTGCCTCTACTTTCGACTTAATTTCATCCATGGTTCCCGACATTTGAACATTTACACTTAGGTAACCGGAGCTAATACCAGCACTACCTATCACCTCATCATTTTCACAAATGTTATAACTAATGTTTGTGATCTCTTCACTTACTGACTCGCCGTTATAGTTACGGTTCACATTCTCACTAATTTTCACTAACTTCATAATCTTTTATTTTTTAGGGTTAATAATATCTTCCAGTATAGGGCAAATAGCCTCCTGTACAAAGGCGAGAAAAACCTCACGCACATACTTTACAATAATAGCAGCGTTTGTGGCATCTACATCAACCTTACCGTTTTTGTAGATATCACGTGCTAATTCCAGTTCGCCAATATCGGCAGTTTTACCATAGATGGTATTACCTAGCTCTTTGCTGACATCGAGGGTACTGTTATTCCCCTCAATGTCCTTCACTTGAATGTTTCTAAAATCAATTTTCATAACTGTATTTTCTAATTTAAAATTTATTTCGTCCGACAATCATGACATTAAAGGAATCATTCTCCCATGATCCTTTGTTTGATTGCATTTTTACAACAAAATAATTATCATAAATTTCAGGCGTATAAAGAAAGTTCCAGTCACTTATCATGGTTACAAAAGGCATATAATCGGTGTGACCCAAATTATGAGTAATTACATATATACCATTCGAAGACTTATATGTATAAAAGTTTGGAGTACCATTTCCCCAGACACGATCTGTACCGCCATCGGCGTTAATTCTCGCAGCCCGCAATACACCCGGTGCATTCCAAACTTCACCGGGACGTTGCCCGAAGGTATGACTACCATAACTTTCAACAGCTGTTCCTCCTGTCTGAGCTATCATACTCAAGCATGTACCTGATACATTTTGAGTATATATACCGATACCTGTAACGCCATCAGCCCGAATACCTAACAATTCAGTAGCACTATCGTTAATTCTTAAAAAACGTGTTCCACTCGGTTCTACAAGTATCTTAGCAGACGCAGCACTTTTTATAGAAAGTGAATTACCTTCTACATTCCAACCGCCAATTTTAGCACCCGTCGTAACCGTTAGCTTTCCTGTTGTTATCTCAGTAGCTGCGATTTTGGTAGCTAATAAACTTCCCGTTATCAGTGTATCAGCATCTATTAAACTTGTACGGATATACCCACCGTTGATTATAGTATTCTTTGCAGTAGCTTGATTTACCATTTCAGTATAACTTGCATATCCAAGTTTCACGGCTACATCATTACGAGCATTAGTTAGTGCGTTATTGGCTTTGGTTGTTGCATCAATAGCGGCGGCTGAAATAGCAGCAGTCTTTGCATTATTAGCCTTCGTTGTGGCATCCGTTGCGGCAGTAGAAATTGCAGAACTCTTTGCATTGTTAGCTTTCGTTGTAGCATCCGTTGCAGCCGTACTAATAGCCTCGCTCTTTGCTGTAGCAATTTGCGCCGGGGTTGCCTTACCGTTAATGGTACTTTGTGCGGCACTATCCAAAGAGGAAAAGGTAACTTTCCCAGCCAATGATAACTCCTTTCCAAAAATAGAAATACCTCCGGCTGTTATTGTCATACCAGATTTTATTTCTTCACGTGATGGCGTATCGTCAACGTCTGTAACGTCAAACACCGTAGCATAAGCCACATACCAAGTAAGAGGTGCAGCGGTGGTAGGTGCTGCACCACCAGTTAAGGCAAAATGATTTAAACCACTAAATGTACCGGAAGCGCCACAAGTGACTTTACAAGCATATTCTTGCCATTTGCCAGCACCAGCCGTTGAGGTTAGCCATTTTGTCGCCCCACCAGTCCCGTAACTATTGTGGTAAACATTCAAATTACGTCCGGTTGGAATATTGGCGATAATACGCACAACAAACACAGCATTAGCGCGGGATTTATTACCGAAAAGAAAACCACCTATACGCTTATCTGTTGCGGTGTAGAATTGCGTGGCAACGAATTTCATAGCCTTTGCAGCCGGGTTAGGACATCCGGTAACAGCAATATAGCTACGAGTCACCCCGGTAGGCAAATATACAGCTGTACCGTTGTAGCTTCCATCCTTAAAGGTCGGGTCACGATACAACATCTTACCTTTAGACATTGCAGTAGCCAATTCAGCCGCATTAGTAGCCTGTGTTGTCTTTGTCGTAACCTCAGTTACCTTTAAAGTAATCTGATCGGCTTTAGCATTTATTTCACTCTGTTTGGTCGTAACAGAGGTTAGCGAAGGGCTACTGCAATGTCTAAAGGTAAGATGTTGTAGCGGTAGCACTGTTAGCCGCGGCGGTAGCTTTAGTTCCGGCTGTCGTCGCAGAGTTAGCGGCAGCAGTAGCCTTTGTCCCTGCATTTGTCTCGCTTGTTTTAGCATTGGCTGCGGATGTAGCCGCTTGTGTTGCTTTCGTTGTAACCTCCGTTACTTTAGTAGTAATACTACTAGCTGTCTGATTTATACTACTTTCCTTTTCGGTGATCGTAGTCAGCTTAGCGGCAGCGGTCGGCAGCGGTATCGGCTGAACTTTTGGCATTTGTTGCCGAAGTTGCGGCAGCGGTAGCACTGTTAGCTGCGGCGGTAGCTTTAGTTCCGGCATTCGTTTCACTTGTTTTTGCATTAGTCGCAGACGTAGCGGCGGCAGTAGCTTTCGTTGTGGCGGTAGTTGCCGCAGTTGTCGCCTCCGTTACTTTCTTGTTTACTTCTGTTACTTTCGTTGCTATTTGTCCGGCTGTCTGGGTTATACTACTTTCCTTTGTAGTTACTTCTTCCAGTATGGTTTCAGCACTTTCAGCGGCTTTTTGAGCATTCGTTGCGGAAGTAGCGGCAGCGGTGGCACTGTTTGCCGCGGCGGTAGCTTTTTGCCCCGCAGTTGTTGCGCTACCGGATGCAGCTGTAGCAGATGAAGACGCGGCATTGGCTTTTGTCGTTGCGGTAGTTGCAGATGTTGATGCACTCGTGGCGGAAGAAGCAGCGGCAGTAGCCTTTGTAGTCGCAGTACTGGCAGAAGTAGATGCAGATGTTTCGCTCTTCTTCGCATTAGTTGCCGCGGTAGTAGCTTCGGTAACCTTTGTACTAATAACACCTTCACGAATTTCAAACTGTGTTTCTACATTAGTAATACGTGTGTCTGTTGCTTTCTTGTCCGGTACAGGGGTTGTAACAGAAGTAAGAATATTAATAGTCTGACTACTGGCTGTATATGCAGCAGTTCGTAGGGCTATACTTACACCCGTTGCACCTTCCACCGTTACACGATATTTAGAGCCGCCACGTACATAAGCATACTCGCAGCTACTGTTAGTCATCTGCCCAATACTGCCTACGGGAGTAACACTAGCAAAACCACACGCATAATCTAATATGTTAATATTCTTACTTCTGTTACTTCGCTGAACAGAAATAGCACCCCAGCCGCTCGCATTTGTACTCCATTTACATACAACCGAGAAACCGTTTGTGTGGGTACTCCAAGACGGTTTACCATAGCTCACATTTAAAGGTCTATCAACTGTTATCGTGTACATCGGAATGCCAGTAGAAAGTACTATCGTAATAGGATAATACTTACTTGCATCCAATGCAGTAGCATCTACCCAAAGTTCGGTACGTTTCGCAGCATTGGCGGCAATCGTTTCAGTCTGAGACTTAACGGTCAATTTTATTGCATCAGGTGTTATCTTCGCCTCTGCCGCGGAAACCCTTGTTCCTAATGCCGTTACATCAGTCTTAGCAGCTTTTAGTGCTATCTGATCGGTATGTTGCTTTATCGTTGTTTCGGCAGAACCTACACGTGTGCCAAGTGCATTAAAGTCAGTCTTAGCAACCTTTAACGCAATACTGTTGTTTAGTTGGGTTATACTACTGGTATGCTCTGTTTTGGTTGTATATTTCCCGGCAGCGTCAGTTATAGCAGCCTGTTTAGCGGCATCGGCTTTACTTTGTGCATCGGTTGCAACATCTTCCGGTGCTGGCGTCCAGTCAGTAGCTTTATTTCCCTTTTCCAACTTCATGTTATCAAACCATACAGTTGTGATCTTATCAAACCAAAAAAGAAATACGCTATAAGTATCACTATTATAAACGCCCTTCAACTTTAAAGAATAACGTTTCTTCGTCGTACCGATTAGTGCAGTCCCGCCACTCTGAACAGTACCATAACCGAAGCGGGCACTAATTGTCGTTGCTGCCAGTGCATAAGCATCAAAACTAAAAACATAATCTTCGCTTTCATTATGAAATAGTTGTTTTACGATTGTATAAAGGCTGGAACTTCCTACAGCCTTTCCTACTACTTTCAGCATCCCATTATCTAACGACAACGTATATGTATTAGCATTCCCCGAATAATAATATGAACTATTCAGTGTTTTAAAATCACTTCCCGTAAGTAGATTGCGACCACCAACCCGCACAGCGTTAGTGGCATTACCTGCAATAGTTTCAGTCTGACTCTTTACCGTAAGTTTAATGGCGTCTGGCGTTATCTTAGCTTCAGCGGCTGACATACGTGTTCCCAATGCGGTTACATCTGTTTTAGCTGCTTTTAGTGTTATCTGATCGGTATGCTGTTTTATTGTCGTTTCAGCGGAAGAAACGCGTGTACCCAACGCATTGAAATCAGTCTTAGCGACTTTCAGTTCAATGCTATTGCTTAATTGTGTGATGCTACTAGTATGCTCTGTTTTAGTAGTGTATTTCGCAGCTGCATCAGAGATATAATCTATCTCCGCGTCGGTTACATCGAATATCGTAGCATAACAGATATGCCATTCCAAGGGTGTGGCGGCAGTCGGTGTATTACCGCCTGAAAGATAAAAGTAACCTGTAGAACTAAATGTACCGGATGCTCCGCATACTATTTTATAGGCGTATTCCGTCCATTTACCAGTTCCGACATAGGCAGTAAGCCACTTTTGAGAAGCCCCAGTACCAAGAGAATTTGTTGCAAAATTCAATGTATAACCCGTAGGAATATTAGCAATAAGACGAACGACTAATACGCGGTTTGCTTTCGCAGTTGCTCCCCAGTGAAAACCACCCCAACCGGGTGAGGCTGTTCCGGTTGTCTTCACTTTAAGACAATAACCGGAACTATTAGGATTACCTGCAACGCCGGAAACACGAGTAACGGTTACATTGCCGTTGCCAGAATTATTATAAACAGAACAACTATTTGAACCGGATTTAAACGACGGGTCACGATAAATCATCTTACCCTTAGACATTGCCAACGCCAACTCCGCGCTATTGGCGGCAGCAGTCGCTTTGGTCGTAGCGGTCGTTGCAGAACCGGATGCAGCTGTAGCACTGTTTGCGGCATTAGTAGCGGATGTTGCAGCCTGCGAGGCTTTCGTATTCACTTCTGTAACCTTCGTAGTAATACTACTTGCAGTCTGATTAATGCTACTTTCCTTTTCGGTGATCGTAGCCAGTTTGGCGGTGGCGGTGTCAGCTGAATTTTTAGCATTCGTTGCAGAACTAGCGGCAGCGGTAGCACTGTTAGCCGCGGCGGTAGCTTTAGTTCCGGCTGTAGTGGCAGAGCTAGCAGCAGCATTTGCTTTTGTCGTGGCGGTACTGGCAGACGTTGCCGCCTCTGTTGCTTTTTTAGTAACTTCCGTTACTTTTGTCGAAATCTGCGAAGCTGTTTGATTGATGCTGCTCTCTTTTTCGGTGATCGTAGTCAACTTTGCCGCTGCACTATCGGCAGAACTTTTAGCGTTTGTTGCAGACCCGGCGGCAGCGGTAGCACTGTTTGCGGCGGCAGTGGCTTTTGTTGTTGCCGTAGTTGCAGAGCCAGCGGCGGCAGTGGCAGAAGAAGAAGCCGCATTTGCTTTCGTTGTGGCAGTAGTAGCCGCTGTTGTAGCTTCGGTTACTTTCTTGTTAACCTCTGTCACCTTCGTAGCGATTTGCCCGGCTGTTTGGGTTATACTACTTTCCTTTGTAGTTACTTCTTCCAGTATGGTTTCAGCACTTTCAGCGGCTTTTTGAGCATTCGTTGCAGAAGCCGCGGCAGCGGTGGCACTATTTGCCGCGGCTGTAGCTTTTTGCCCCGCAGTGGTTGCGCTACCGGATGCAGCGGTAGCAGATGAAGACGCGGCAGTAGCCTTTGTAGTCGCAGTACTGGCAGAAGTAGATGCAGATGTTTCGCTCTTCTTCGCATTAGTTGCCGCGGTAGTAGCTTCGGTAACCTTTGTACTAATAACACCTTCACGAATTTCAAACTGTGTTTCTACATTAGTAATACGTGTGTTAACGTCTTCTGGTGCAGGTGTCCAGTCAGTAGCTTTGTTGCCTAATTCCAGTTTAACATTGTCGAGATAAAGAGTAGTTGCAACACTGAATGCAAACCCTAATAGGCGAGAATTTTCATTTGTATCATTCTTGAATACAACGCTATATCTTTGTTTTTTCGTACCAATCTGGACAGAGCCACCATATGTTGGGTGTGTAAAATAATTAGCCCTAAAGTATAATGTACACGCTTTCAAAGCATAAGCATCAAACGATATAGTGTAATCACCTGCCACATTGAACGAATAAGGCGCGACGTACCAAGCAGTATTCCAAGAATTGTTTAACTCCGCGGAAGTCCTACCCTGCTGCCCAACAATTTTTAATTCTGAATTTTCAATAGATAAAGTGTAATTATTATCTTGCGAACCCCGCCATTTAGACAAAGAATTTTCGGAAAAATCAGAATTAGCAAGTAGATTACGCCCACCGACTTGAACGGAGGCAATGCCATCATTGATGGCTTCCTCTACCTTCTTGCCTGATTTAAGAATAAAAGTACCTTTCAGATAAACATTTGTTCCATAAAAGCCAACGCCGGACAAAACTCCAAATACCGCATCGGTTATACCGCTCAGATTACCGGTACGCGTTATTAATTTGCCTGCGAGGGAAAAAGAATTGATAGCATCGTAATCGTCTCGATATGGTGCCGTGTCGCCAACAGCGCAATCGATCTGCGCCTTCTGACGGGTGGCAATGGTTCGGTTGCCAAGTACCGCCACATCATCACCCGGTGCAGGGGGTGCGCTACTGGCTTCACAATCTGTTTTCGATAAGTTGAAATATCCTTCTCCGGCAGATGTGACAAGCCGCCAGTAACGTTTTATAGACTTCCCTGTAAATGTCTGACAAAGCACTTGGTCACCCTGCACGAAATCATCCGTACTGTCATGTTCGCATTTCCAATAGGTCCCGCCATCGGTGACTTTCACCAGCTTTCCACCGGCTGCCGAACGAATGATCATCCCACCCTGATGAACAATTTTCTGAACGACCAGTTCGAAAACTGAAAATATCTTGCGAACAATCAAGTTGTCAATCTCCATATTCCAGTCACCATTGATGGCCTTATATATTTTCATGCCCTCACCGGAAAAACCGGAAACGAAACTTTCAGATGATATGTAGTCCTTTACAATTGTGCCCATTAATGTAGCCACATGCGACACATTGAGATCATACGAGTTGGTTAAAGATTGTACAAGCAAATTAAGCGTAGTAATCTTTTGCGAGACTGTTACGTTCTTGCCGGACACGGTTTCAGAAGCCGAGATATTCTTACCGGATACGGTGTTAGACGCGGTAACGTTTTCACCCGCCACACTTTCAGAAGCCAATACGTTTTTGCCGGATACGGTTTCAATGGCATCTATCATATTTGTCGAAACCGTACCTGTAGCATCTACATTCTGAGTAGATACGGTTTCAGAAGCCGTAATGTTTTTACTTGAAATGGTTTCTGTAGCGTCTATGCTTTGAGCAGAAATATTTTCTGAGATGGTTAAAGTTTGGCCTGTTATACCTTTAGTGGTTGTAATAGTATCAGCAATAATACCATTTTCTACTTCTAATCCTCCAAGTAACTTTAATAAAAAAAGAGTCGTATCCGGTCCAATCTTAGATAAGAAGTACTTTTTCAGTTCTTCAAGATCTATACTCTTATCCTTCAGAGCTTCATTCAAAAATGCGAGTACAGCAGCTACATGACGGTTAGAGACACTGTTTTTCAGTATCGCTTTGTCGATATAGTCTATAAGCTGGTCTATAACTTCCTGTTGTTGCTGCGTGCTCATATCAGTTGAATTCTTTGGTGAACTGTTCGGTGTGTATGCGTGGTGATCCGAAATCATCATCCAGCAAAGAATCGGTGTGATGGTGTTCTGATTCAGCAAAGCGCAATGTTAACTTGATGCTTTCCGGAACTGTAGCACGCGCTGCAGATGTCAGGTTGTCTGCAGTAGCGATAACTTTAATGTTACGTCCATCTAATCCCAGGATCTTGATATCATCCGAAGACAGCATATCAATGAGGTGCCCGAGTTCTTCCGGAGAGCGATATCCGGATTCTACTTTCAATGTGTCGGTCCCGGACTGGCGTTCGCGGGCTTCGACATAATCATCTACCAGTTCGTCATAGACAAAGTATGTTTCTTCATCCGCTGCCTTGTGCTCGATGGAGCCGATACCGGTGACCTCGATACGTTCGTACGCTCCGTATGAGTTTAAAAACTCAAGCAAGTAGCGTTCACGTGTGACTGTTCCGGGAGTGATCACAATAGTACATGCTTTCGTTTCTCCGGAGTAGACATCAAAAACAGATGCCAGGACATGATTAGTCTCAAAAAGATTCTTTCGGAGGCGATATAGGTTAAGTGCAACAGGATCTCCGGTTGTGCCGGGTAGAGGAATGTCAATCCCAGCAGCTACAACTTTCAGTTCTGCATCAGGGTAGATGAAGGGGATAGGCAACAGTTCCGTTTCCCGGATCGTGAAAAGGCGTCCGGTTCCACGGGTTGTTTGAAAGAAGTTTCCTGTAGAGTTAAGTAACTTCCAGGTAAATATATTGCTGTTTTCATCATTCAGCCGGCGGAGTGTCCTTTTGCTGACTCCACCGATCAGGGCTTTCAAGGTTAGCGTCACTTCTCCACCTTCCGTATTAGTGACCGTGATGGTGATATCCTTAGCTCTGCCGGTTGCACTGAGCAGCACATCTACGGATTCATTATATAAAGTAGTCGGTTGCACGATGGCGGCAAGTATATCCTGAATAAAGACAGAAAAATCACCCTCACCGCTACCGGTGTAAACGGTATTATTCCCTTCCTTGATTACATAAGTAGCCAAAGAAGTGGTATTGACTGACAGCCTGATCGGGTTCCCGGTCAATGCCATGGTTGCAGGATATATATTAGCGGTCAGACTCATAGCGGAGCATAAGTTAATGAAAGAATATTCTCAGATACGGATATCGTACACGCACAACAAATTGCCAGAAACACATCACGTTCCGGAGTGGGTGCCGTGAGGAATACAAACAGATCGTCAGCCATGGCAACGTTGTTGCCGGAGAACTGGCGATAAGCAGAGAGTAACATATCTGTGTTACTTGCTTGCGTGGCTGTTATGTTTTTGTTGCTAATCATACTGCAAAGATGGATTTAGATCGCGGATACTTAAAGGACAACTCAAATGCCGGTTGCCTGGATCCAGAGATTATATTTGAACTCGAAATGCACTCCCCCGTATTCTTTCTCTTCATAGATCGGAATACCGGTACTGGTATAGTTCTTGATAACTCTGATCTTATAGTAGAGATCAAAGCTATAGTTTACCTGTTTGATGAAATGGGTTCGCTTGTTATCGAAATCATCTTTGGTCGGTACGGTGAAAGGTATCTCAGCATCGGAGGTTTCGTCACTGACTTCATTCTTCCGGTTGACACCGATCCAGGTTGCAGGTGGTTTGACTGCAGTCTGCCATTGTCGGATCTGCTCGCCGCATACGGAATTGTAGACTGATTCCCGGTTATTAAAGAGGACCCATTTATAAAGCTGTGGTATCGTATGAATGCCTTGTTCCTTATCAAGATCATAAGGCTTGAGTAGTTTAATAGTCCGTAAATTTACGGTAGCCGGCAAACTGAAATGCAGCGGTAGCTGATACCTCTGTGTATCGACTAAAAGCCGTTGGCCATCAAGAGCGACAGGGGTACTAAAATCAGCATTCAAGAGCTGCTTGTGTTCCAGGTGTAATTTGGCTTCAATGGTGTGGTTAGCATGCCTCAGAATCGCATCATAGTCTTTCCAGAAGCGGTTGAATAATCCGTTTTCCCCGACGAATGTCATCGAGATATCATAGGTGTGCCCGTTCTTGTCAACAACCTGCCCGTTGGATCCATAACACCGGGGACTACCACAGGGGCGTGTTGTTGGCAGGGAGAAGCAAAAACAGAGCGGAGACGTGTTTTCTGACTTTTCCGAGAGATTGACATCAGAGCTTGAGATATTAGTGTACCGGTGAATCTTACCGAACAAATATGCAGGACACGCATAATTATCATCCGGAGCACTGGCTTTGATCGGCAGGCATTCATCTACTGACGATATATCTTCATAGTCGATGTTAGCTTCTTTATCCCAAGGAAAGAAGTCAGAGGATACAACACCGAGTTTTCGTGTCCGGAGATTACGTACGCAATAGGTCCCGTTACTCTGGGCGTAGCTCAGATATCCGTCATTATCCTGTTCACCGACAATGTACCCGTATGGCTTGAGAAACTTGTCCAGGGAGTCGGCTGCAGGAGAAGCGACTAACAGCGGATACGGGCCACTGATCGAAGTTGCTGCAGACAATTTCAATTGTTTGGGGGTGTTGTAATTCGTTATAGGTTCGGCGGCTTTCAGTTTAGACCAGTCTTGTGAAGCCGGAGAAGTGATAATATCCTTAATAAACCTGAGTCGTACAGTCTTTGTTTTTCCATCGACAAAGTAGACCATTCCAAAGCGGCAGTAAAGTGCCTGCAGGAGTTCGTTTATTGTGCAATCCGGCATGAGGTCCGAATAGTCGATAAAACCTTTGACACAACAGTCTGCAGCATTGTTGAGCACCACCAGGCGGGAGAGTTGCGGATGTGTGGAGAAAGGGTTCTCCGTGACATGATATCCAAAAGAGTTGAAGATATAATCAAGCAGCCAGGACACTTTCAGAAAAGGAGTGATCCCGTAACCAATGGGCACTGAAGTGGCGACAACTTCACTGTTCAGCAGATAGGTTTCTGTCCGGGCGGCACCGTTTAAATTGTATTTTTCACCTTCTTTGATGATGGAGTTTAGGTATTCCGGATAATACACGTCCGCATCATTTTCTTTGGTTTCCGGTATGGCTACGCAGATCTGGAAGACATGGAACGGAGTATCTGTCTTCCGGTCATTCATAATATCATCGAGGTAGGTGATAACGTCTTCAACTCCATTTTCCGGGCTGTATTTCGGCAGCCCTTCAAAAGACCGCAGGGTTACGGAGTTCCAGATATTATAGATCTCGGACTCGTCAAAGCCGATATTAGAGACAATGCCGGTACTGTGTGAGGCTTGCGTGATATTCATTTTTCCGACCCGGTGATAGATGCCATCGGATACGGTGATCCGCGCATCTTCAACCGGTGCCTGATCCGTATCCGTCCGGTTTATGTATTTAACCAGGCGCAGGTTGTTTTTAGATGACGGTATCGTGGCAGAGGTGGATTGCGATCCCTGGTCATTAAAGACAGGTGATGTATCTTCGATTTCAATATTGAAATCAGAAGGCAGGTCAAAAGTTCCAGATTGAGTAGTGATCTTTACTGACATGGCTATTTATTTTGTTTGGTAAATGCTTGCTTTGATTTTCGGTCCAGTTCTTCAGCGTCTCGCAGATCCCGGAGTACAACGTAGGCTTTCAGATGTTTCAAAGTGGCAATAAGCGAGCGCAGTTCTGCGATCAGTTGGTTGATCTTACCTTCATCTTGAGAGGTTGTTTCCGGGGTAGGTGAGGGGGGAGCATTGAAGGATCCTGTCTCCACCGGTGTGTAGTTTCCGGCAGCTCGTTGCGGTACCCGACCGCTCCGGGCATCTTGGATCGCATTGATCACCAGCGGATAATTAACATGCTTCTGCAGACGGGCGAGATCTTCCGCATTGATGATAAGTTCGTCTCCACGCTCTGATATCAGAGCCGTTTGGCGTACAATACCGGTAGGAGCAGGGCCGATGTAAGGTACATCCCGGTAAGTCTTTCCGTCTTCTTCACCGATAACGTCGTAGTTACCGGATGCCCACTGTCGAACGGTCACGTTGGCGGTTGGAGCCTTGTTCTCGGTATCAGTGGCAGAACTGGAGCTTTTCTTTCCACCGATCAGGGCTTTCAATCCGGCACGAGCTGCGGCAATCGTTCCACCGATAACAGCAGCCAGGGCCGCACCGGTTGCGATACCTAAGAAACCTTTGCTACCTATTTCACGGGCTTGAGCTTCTGCAATGGTGGTGATACCGATACCGGTTAAACGTATCAGTTCTGCGTCGATCATGGTGGTTAGTACATCAAAGACGATATCGACCATGGAGTCACCGAAGTTTGCCAAGGCGTTTTCCTGTCCGGCAATGACGTTGCCTATTGCTTCTCCGAAACTGTTGGCATACTGCATCATGGCGGTGTGCTGTTGTTTACCGCTATTCAGTTGTTTTTTTGCAAGATCTGCAGCGATCTTTGCTTCTCTGTCGGCTGCCTTTTTCCGTTCGCTAAGCTCTTCCTGGATACACTTCATTTTGAAGTCTAAAAGCTGCTCTTCGATGCTCTTCCTGGCATCGGCATCCAGCCCGGCAATCTCAAGAGAACGTTGCAGGTGCATGATGGCAAGTTGCTCTTTAGCGTCTTCGTAATCCTTTTCTGTATTCAGATTCTCATCACTTTGGGAGATGAAGAGTTCTTTCAGATCACGTTGCTGTTTCTGATAAAGTGTCTGTTCCTCTTCGATGGCCAACTCAACAGCTTTCTTTCGCTCCTGGATTTGTATGTCTCCGAGTTGTTTTTCAGCGTCGGCAGCTTCCGAAGTTCCCTTGCCGGCGATATTAATAACTCGTTTGAAATGTTCTTTCTTTAGATTCAGCATTCTGGTTTCGTACTGCTTTTCGGTTTTCAGTTCTTCGCTGTGTCCTTCCGCATATATTTTCTTGATATCTGCCTGTTGCTTATCATAGAGTATCTTTTCTTTTTCCAGGGCGGCTTTGCGGGCTTTTTCTGCTTTCTTTTCGTCTGGATCTGTTTTCGCTTTTGGCGTTGTTGGGGTTATTATGACTTCTGGTAAGACATTAGCAGGATCTTGTTTCTTTTTCTGGGGGGTACCGATAAACGGGTTCATCTCTTTCTTTGTATTGTTAACCCGTTTGACCATTTTTTCTATTTTTTCTACATAATCCTCTATTTCATTTTCAAGGTCGGTTACTGGCAAATAGCGACCTTTAAAGTTCTTGGTTCTTAAAACCTCCATAATAGAGGCAGTAGTTTCTTTTACTGAATGACCGCTTTCTATATATTTATCGACTGTAGTAGTGAGTCCCTGTAATAATGGATTAAGTTGAGACTCTGGTAATTCCTTTGCCAGTATTTCACGTATATCATTCATCTGCTTTATCCGACCTTCGAGAGTATCGCTATGTATAAAATCGATCTTTTCCTGAAGGGCTTTTTGAGCGAAGTTTTGACTCATGGCTTTATTGATATCCCGGTATGCCTGTTCGATATCTTTCAGAGTACTGCATTCGTTCAACAGATTAGGGAGATACTGCCCGTATTTAGTGTTGATTTCCTCGATGAGTTCTTTGCGGCGTTGGGTCTTATCGGCTGCCGACTTGGTAGCATCAATCAATACTCTCAGGTGCCGGCGCTCTTCCTCACTTTGTTCCAAAAAGGATTTAACGGCTTCTTTTGCATCATTGGTCCGGGTGGCAAATTGGTAGATAGCCATACCCGCACCAACAACCAAAGAGGCTATTAATCCGAATAGGTTACCTTTCATGGCAGTATTCAATGCTTTAAAAGCAGCGACGGCCATTTTTATGTTACCGGTTAGAGCATATTTTGCTATTGATAAAGCCAGTGTTCCGGCCAAAAGAGCTTTTTGGCGGATAATCGTCAACTGATCCGTTGCCAGACTTGCCAGTTTCGCTTCCCGAAGTTTGTTTTCATAGAATGCAGCTAACTTATTGGCTGTATAATAAGTGATGATTAGGGTGGTTAAAACGGAGATAGTTCCCATGTTCCGGGTGATGAAATCTACCAACCTGATAAACTTACCTCCCCAGCTCACAACACCGTTAATAGATTGCACGATGGCCGGGTTCAACTTCTCCATCAGGGCAATACCCATTTCACTCATCTTGTTTTTTGCCTGGTCAAGTTTGGCGGCTGCCGTGGCTGACTTGGTAGCTGCCTGATCGACGGCGACAGTGGTACCGGTGACAGCTTCGGTATAGTACTTTACCTTTTCCGCCTCGTTGATCAGCACACTGGCAACGTTATAACCTTCCTCTCCGAACTGTTTTTTTATCTGAGCTGCAGAGAGCTGTTTTTGCTGCAAGTTGTTGAGGGCGGTTTCTAATCCTACAATTTTAGGATTCGTTTCGTCAGCTCCGGTTTGCAGGGTGAGAAAGAACTTTTTCAGCCCGGTACCGGCAATCTCATCTTTTATACCCTTTTCGGCCAATGTCTCAATGGTACCGACTAATTGCTCTATGGGAATATTGGCAGAAGAAGCAGCAACTCCGGACTTTGTGACAGCAGTCGTTACCGATTCAACTCCTGCAGCACCGAATTTAGAACCTGCAGCCATAACATTGGCATACCTCGCCGCATGATCTGCACCGTCACCGTATTGGTTTAGTGATAAGGTTACAGCATCGACAGCGTCTTTTAAAGTCATTCCGGAAGCAGAAGCCAGAATAAGGGTTTGTTTGGTCACTTCGGCCAGAGCTTCTTTATTATCCAACAACTCCGGCTTGGCGGATCCTACTAACTTGTAAGCGTCCAAGATCTCAGTTGCTGACTGGCGGATCCGGATACCGCTTTCGTCCATGGTTGTGGATAATCTTTTCGCTTCCTGTTCCAGCCAGTTGACACTATCATCATCCAATCCGGTCAAAGCCTTTACATCGGCCTTGGCTTCTTCACGTTGGTTACGCTTCTCCCGGAGCTGGTTTAGCTTGAGTGTTACACCGGTGATAGCGGCAATGCCGGCTGTTACAATGGCGGCGTATTTATTAAAAATACCGATAGCCTTGCCGAAGGCTGTACCTTGGCAACCGACTTCTACACGCATAGCTTGTTGGGCACGTGTCACGGCTTCGGTTACACGACGGTTTTGTTCCAGGGCGGCAGTGTATTGCGTGGTTCCCGGTGTGGCTTCGCGCAAGTTCCTACGTACCTGTGCTTGTACGGCAATCAGTTTCGTGTACGAAGATCCGGACAGGTTGTTGAGCACCGCCTCGGTTTCCTGTACTTTGGCTTTGTAGTTCTGCAGGGTTCGGTTCTTAGCTTCCAGCTCTTTCTTTAGCTTCTTACTTTTACTCTCGTAGTTAGCTTCGCTTTTATTGAGATTGGCAAGCTTTTCTTCCAGCTTTTGGATAGCTGCTTCAACAGTTGCAGCCCCTTGCGCTGCAGGGGTACCGTCGATATAAATTTTAATGCTGCGGTTTAGGTCATTATTTGCCATAAGGTCAGGTTATTTATCTATGAATATTCTGGTAGCGTCGATCAGCATGGTGTCGAAATACCTTGTTACAATGTCGGCGAGTTCCGGGAGACGGTTTCGCACAACGGGATCAAACCATTCAAATGCGTTGCGGTTACCGGTGTCCTGGCTGGCATTCAGAGAATTGGGGTTTGTATGCTTTACGATTCCGGTACTTACTTCAATTCCGTTGATGTTTTTTAGCTTGGTCCAGTTGGAACCGATTGTTCCACCCTGGCTTCGCCCGGCTCCTTTATGGATGTAGATGCCATGGCGTGGAAATGAAAAGCCAAGTTGGTTAATGATGCCATATTTATCGGTGTAGGCTTTAGGGTGTAGTTCCCGGGCTATGCGCATACTTCGGGAGGCAATGGTAGCGCGAAGTTGTGCGGCTACGGAGTTTTGCCAGGCGTTAATAGCATTATTGTATTCTACCACACGGTCGGCGTCTTGAGCCATGGAGAAACGTTCGGTTTCGGAGATGGTTTCAAGGCGAATAAGGCTCGATCCTCCGGCCCCGGAGAGGCTGTTTTGCTTGCGCTTGGCTGCATTGTATCTTCGTGCTGCACTACGGGCGTCTCGGGTGTTTTTGTAGTATCCCATAGCTATGCATTCCAGATGGTTACGTCAATAAAAAAGTCTTCAGCTTCATGTATGGTGAAAGTGAGCATACAGCCGTAAAAGTTGTCACCTATCGGACCGATACCGTTGATTTGTGTATTACGATCAATGGCATAAGAGAGCTGCGGATCTTGGAATAATACGTTCCTGATTTGTTTGCATACAGGGCGGCATTCTTCAAAAGCGGAAGTGATGGTTTGAGGTCGGTCAGAGATCGTGTTCCTGGCAACGATGAAACTATATTGCAGAGCATCGTTTAAGCTGTCGCCTCCATTATCCCGGGAGTCAGATTCATAGCCATTGACAGCAATCAGGATCATACCGGTTACACTGGATAGCTTATCATCCAGGTTATACAGGTCTTCCAGTCCAAAGGCTTCAAAGAAACGGGGCTTTTCGGGTGTGTGACTGATAGACTTCAGTCTGATGGCGAGCTGTTCGCCGTATGAAAAGTGATTGTAGATGTCCATAACAACACAAGGGTTTAGGTTATGGATACAAAAATAGCCCGCATGGGGCGGGCTATAAAGGACAGATATTTAAGTGATGATTATTCGGGCGTTACCATAATAAGGAAGAGAAAAACGACTACTACGCACCAAATTACCTTCCAAAAAAACGACTTGGTTGTCTTGATCACACCGATACCGATGGTGACGATTCCGGATATAGCTAATATCGTTAACATCATTTTTCTTCCTCCTTTTCTTCTTCAGGTAGCAAGATACGAATTAATTCGGATAATCTTGCCGCTGCGAGTTGTTTTTCATCCATAGGGGTGGCAGGATCCAGCAGGGAACTAACGAGTTGTAGGGCTTCTTTGCGTTTCATTGGGTACCTCCTTCCGGGATAAAGGTTGATAACATGTCTTGCATGCATAATAATTCTTGTGCAAGTTTAAGACGTTCTTCAGCATTGCCGTAACATTCGCCGTTAACGACACAGTAAAGAGCTTTACGTATGGTGGTGTTCCATAATTCTGCGCCACCGGTTTGCAGCCCGTTGACACACTCGACGACTCCTGGAGTGAGGGTTATGTTATTTGCCATGTTCGCCTCCTTTCTCAACAAAAGTGATATTTACACTGCCACCATTTAAATAGATGGAAATCGATTTGTCGCTGCGAGTAGCGCGGATGCGTTTGCGACCAGAACAGAGTTCGATACCAAGGTTGGCGAAAATTTCCCGAACCTTATCTGCGGAGATGTAGCGTCCGCAAGGGGACTGATTTTGTTTTTTCATTTTGATGAACTGTTTAGCATTTCGGCAATTGTAGAACACAAGAACGGCCGCCATTTCCCGTGTCGCTAAACAGTTCATCAATTAACCCCGGAGAGCAAAAGAAGAATGGGAAAGGCAGCCGCAATATTTTGTATGGGCATAAAAAATACCCATCATAATGAGCAAAATCCGTTGCTCTTCTCGGTATCATTAAGTGATAAACTGTTTAGCATTGCAAAGATGGGGAGAATAATTGTAATAACCAAAAAAGTTAAGAAGGATCATATCGGATAAAATTTTATGTTGTTTTCACAAAGGCGTGTGTAACCGAAATGATATGTTTCAATTTATTGTTTATATGGAATTTATTTTTATGATAAGTGTTCTTGTCTCTATTATGATATCGTTACATCTTTTTTTTATTTCAGGAATATCCAATTTATTAGTATATTCATTGGGGCCGGAGAAATCCGTAGCTTTTTCATAAAGGTTAGTTATGACCTCTCTAATATTAGTAGAAATATTTTTTGATAAATTCATTATTGAAATTGTTTCGCTAAAGCGGTTCTCGATTGAATATAGAGTACTGAATTTAGAGGATATATGCATAATATCAACAGAAGTAGAGGTCTCAAATATATCCTCTATCTCATGAATATTTCTTTCTATTTCTTTTAAATCTCCAATCAAAAATTCTTTTTGAAATCTGTTTTCAGTTAGTTTTTTAGATATAAACCATCCTACCCAAATCGTTACAATTGCAGAAGTTATCATGCTGATATAATCTATGGCATTGACCTGATAACTAATATTGTTTTTAACCATTATTCCTATAAATAAAATAATATAGTGGATGAAAATAAAAGTTATAGCTATTGTTAATAGAACTAGTAATAGCCATTTAATTATACTCATTTTTTTATCCATATTTGCTGTTTAATGTAGTCTTCCACCCATTTGAAATTATTGGTATGAAAAATAATCGTATTATTTACAATATCTATTCCTTTTTGTCTAGCCAACTCTCCGAAAGATTGATCCAAAAAAGAACGAGGATATGACATGACGCCATCTAAATATATATGTAACTTTATACGATTCTTGTATGCTACAATAAACTTTGGTAACAATAATGCTTCATAAAAGTCTTCTCCAGAAAAATCACCTAGAGCTTTCCAGCGACCTCCTAAAGTACGACTGTAATCATTTGCTATATTTATAGAGAATTCTTCCATGTAATAAAATTATGTTTATTAATAGTCCATGAATAATAAGTTCCGGCAAAATTGGAGATACGTTTTACTGTGTACTCCCCATTCTTATACTGCAAAGATATATGATTTGTTACTAAAAAAAAATCTGATATCCAACCTTTTTGCACATTTTCCCATATAAGTGGTAATCCATTTCCTCTACCTGGTTCTTTAGTTGTAGAGCCTAATTTTCCCTCAAATGCATCTAATATCATATATTCTTCTGTATCTGACTGATTTATGAATCCTTGATTTTTATATGAATTTACAATACCTCCGCCCATATCTACAAAAACATAATGCATATTAGTTTGGTTCGGATCTTTATATCTATGCATCCACCAATTTATGTTTTTCTTCATGATTCCATGTTCGGCAGCATTTCCTACTAATTCTATTAGTAAATCATATAGAGGTTGATATATTTCAGGAATTGAAATAGCCTTTAATTCAAGAGTGAGGTTAGTTATAAATTTAACATCAATGTTAGATGAAAACTTAAAATCTTTATTTTTGATAAATGCGAAGTCTGGATGAACAATAGGAATATATTTTCCTATCTTTTTATAAATATCTTGGTATTCTTCATCGCTAATTAAATCTGAATAGATGTCTTTAATAGGTTTGGGTAACCATACAAACATTTTATATGAAAAATCATTCCTTACTTGGAAGCCATATTTTGCTAATAATTTATCTAGTTCACTAAATTGTGCAAAATAAATAACTTTAGCTTTTGCTATATGTTCTCTTTCAGTTATTGCGAGAAGTACCAATAATGATGCTTCGTCTATTTGCTGAATATTAGAACAGTTGATTGTAACCTCTTTGTCATTATTTTGTGCTAGTATTTCAAAGAATGATGTAACTTCTGCTATTGAATTGTGATTCATAATGAATTTTTTAGGCATATAAATCTGCTTCCTTCTTGAATTTACATTAGAGAAGAAGATAATCAGAATGAATAGACTTATAATAACTAATTCCATTTATACATGATAAATTTTCTATCAAAATATGCCTAAATATATAGTGAAACTTTAATTTGATTTTATACTGAAAAAAGATTTATGTCTTTATTCTAAATTGTAATACTATGTTTAAAGGCAGGGCTAAATTAGGCATTAACCATTACATAACAAAATAAAAACTGTATTTTTACTGATTGCGGAATGAAATAATGTAAAATATAGATTCCTATTTATGGATTATTTATCTGATTTGTTAAAGTAAGTAAGCGCAGCTATTGCTGTTGTTATGTAATTTTTCATCTAATAATATCCCTTTTCTATAAACTCCGTATTGATATCATCAATTACTGATATAATAGTTGAATAAGCGGTAGCAATATCTCTTAGAACAGAGGGATTGGGATGTTTTGGGTCATTTCGTTGATAGGAGATTACAGAAGTAGAATTTAGTATTAATATACTTGGATTAAAATTTCTTTTTGCTCCATGATGAGGGATTTGAACTGTACCTAATGATTTTAAATACTGATGCAGTTGGACTTCTAAACGTCGTATGAGTTTTTGAGTTTTCATGATACTGGCACCACAATATAAACAGTACGAGTCAACTCTATCATAGTATAGAAATGGTGAATCCCTTATCAAGATGTGCCCAAAGGTATAGTGAAACCTCAACCCGGTTTTACAGATTGCATCTTGAAAAGGAATTCATGTTCTGACTCTAATCTTTATAACATATTTTAGAGCAGAAACTAAAGTAGGGATAAAGATTACATAACAAAATAAAAGCGTAGATATTAGTAGCTTCGATTTTACTTTTAACATAAGCATCCATCGGAAATATCTATTTTTACCTTATATTTGTCGGCATAATTATAATAAACATGTTCGATTGTATTAGAAATATATTAGCTTTTGCAAGTACTTTTCTAGTGATAAGTACTAGTACAATGTTGCTGATACAAGGACTCGTATGCTTCGTGAAATGGGATTGGACATGCAAAAAAAGTACTGATTATAGAATTGTCATAATCGGTGTTTTGGTAGCTTTATTGCTTATTCCTTATTATTATTTTCCAGCTTGACTAATAATTGCGCCTGCCTTCGTTTTTGGCATTCAGAATTTCAATTATTGGTTGCATATCTTCAGGAGTCTTTATTTGTAGAGAATCCATAGCCCGTGCAGCAGCTTTTACTAATTCTCTATCGGCTTTTCTATCAAGATAATCATTAATTACTCCACCTATGCCATTAGTATAGATATCCAATCCATTCTCTCTATTAAATTTTACTCCTCCACCAGTTAAAATAGTAGTAAACAAACCGAAAAGTAATAACTTTCCAATTCCTTTGGTTGATAATCGTAACCATCCGGGAGATTCCATTTGGACTTTCATGACCAAAGGCTCTTCTGAGGAGATACCATGTTTTTGACAAAAATCGTCAATTAACAATGAAACAGCTTTCAAATCGCAGAAATCATCCAATGATACTTCTTTTTGGGTCCGAATTTTTAGAACCAAGTTCATAATATCCTCTTTAACGTAGCAGTCGTGAATCACACTGTCTATATAGGGAGCATAATTACTTACATCGGATAGAATATGCCTAGAATTAAACATTAATTGCAAGGTAGGGGGCAGGGTTGATCTTCTACCAAAATATTTCCATTCAATATGCCTTCTTTTCTTGAAATCGCAATAGTGTTCGTCATCAATGATAGGGGTGGTTTCCTCATACATGTTTCCGATAACAGTACCTATTGCAACGTGAGTAGCACCTGAAGATGGAATAATGACAACGTCACCTTGTTGTATCTCACGAGTAAAACGTAGAATTTGAGCAACAGGATAACCGGAATTTCTTATATTAGGATAGCGGTGATGAAACATCGCTTTTAAGGCTTCTTTGGCTGCATTATCCGTTTCTGGCAAATGTTGTAGGTCTTCCAATGATATATTATTGTACCCAATAGCAACATAATTTCCTCTTATAAACTCTCCGTAATAAGTACCCCCCATGGTACGTACCATCCAGTAGTTCTGCTCTTCATTCAGATTTTTTAAATCGTCTATTAAATCTTCAAAATTGAAATACTCCATTTGAATAGAAAAATAGAGTTTACTCTTCACAACGGGGCATGTTGTTACAAAGTAAACTCCATTAATCGCGATTTATATCTTTTACAATTAAATCCGTATGCCCCACGTATTTAATGTAGTTATTTCTTGTATTGCAAAAGTAAGATAAGTTGTTGATAGAACAAAATAAAAGCGGAATTATTTTTATGTTCCGCTTTTATTTGATAGATATTATAATTAGAAGTTTGCCACTTCATAATATTTAAAGAAGTAATACATAGCAACCTTATGCCATTTGGTCAGATCCTTATCTCCGGAGAGGACAGAAGACACAGTGCATTTATCAATGCCGGTGTAGTTACTCAGATGCTTGGCTTTTAAACCAAGTTTGTCCATGCGTCCTTTGATCCAGTCAACGGTGATGTTATCGATATCCTTACGGTCGAAGTTAACTGCGGATACGGTCAGTTTCCAGTCTTCGGGGATCTCGCCTTTAAACATTTCACGTACACGTTCAGTCAGTTCCTTTTTAGAGAGAAACTTGTCGTTTACCAGATCCTTTTGTTCGGCACGAACAATCAAGCGTCCTTCTGAGTAGGAGACGATTTCAATAACGATGTGCCCATAACGGCGGTACTGCTTTGCGAACTCTTCAAGTCGCTTTTTAACCTCTGCAGTGAGAGGGAGTAATTCTAAATTCTTCATGTTGCATCAATTTACGATTTGACAATCGGGTTAATATTCATTTTAAAAGGTGGGGGAAAATCCCCCACCAGAATCACAATTTGATAAGTTCCAACTTCTTTATGTCGAAAATGGCAATCTGCTTATTTTCACGCCCGAATTGCTTTGCTTCTTCAAGGTTGGTGAAAATCCGGACACTGTCAAAATAGAACTGTTCGTTCTCTTCATTCAGCCATCCGCCGACTTTCTTTTCGTGCATAAAAGCATGGTTAAGAACTCTTTCCAGTCCTTCTTCTCCGAAACTGTCTTGTGTTTCGAGGTAGGCGACTGAAATACCTCTTGTGACCTTTTTTAAGGTTGTCAGGTCAACCGTGAACCCCGTAGGGTTCGCCTTGGCTATCTCGAGAATAGCCGAGATTAATTGTTCCATAATATAAAGAACTTATGCGGACGTCACCCGCGTTTGTTATGACTCTGCAAATATATATAAAAGTTTGTTACTGACAAACTTTTATTCTCTATATTTTAGTGGTTTCTTATTTTTTCTTCCAGTTCGTCATGCTTACGAACTGATTCATCCATGCTGTAAAGAGCATCCATCAGGTTACCTTTCCGGACGGCGTCTTTCTTTGTCATGTCGGAGTTGGCAAGGGTGTCCAGTAGGCGTAGCTGAGAGTCAAAGACGTTGTTCCTGATGTTGCATTCTTTGCCGGAGAAGACACGCGGGAACTGATCTCCTAAATTAATCAGGCAACCGGTGATAAACCAATACATGACTATTTTCTGTGTATCCGGCAAATGGCGAAGCAATGCGGCGTCTTTATCCAGGCGATTGATGTCGAATGTTTTTCCACGGTACCAGAGGCAGGCTAACAGATGATTAATCTTCTGCGGATCTTGCCGCATGGCGTCCCGGTAGGTCTGCATATAAATAAATTGTTCGAATGTGATATCGTACAGACCATCATCAGGTCCGATGAATTTTTGCATCCGGATACGTAGAGTAGGATAGGGGTTAACAAAACGATCCGGCTTGATATAGTATTGTGGAGCAATACCATATCTTTGGTTTTCCCGTTCAACCAAGAAATGGAATAGATGGGCCAAGCTGCAAACTTCTTCCGGAGTGAGCAGGTATTTCTTTCGGCGAACACGAAAGCTCACATTCTCGCTTTCTTTACCGACGGAGATACGCACCTGATCACCATAGATCTTACGGTGTCGGCTGACATGTGCCTTTAGGCAATACAGCAGCATGTAGATTTTAACTTGCTCAATAGAAACATCGTTTTGCGTTAGTTTGACCAGGTATGCCATATCTTTATTGCTCAGTTCGTCCCATCTTTCGGGTAGCTGATACTTGTCATCGTAAATCTGTATTTGATGCATAGTTATGATATTGAGGTGAATACTTTCTTTTCCTTAGAGTTAAAGTTTATGGCCGTAGATGGCTTGTTTACTCCCAGATCTTCAGCGTTGGCATTCAAGAAGCTGTTTATCTTACCGGAATAATAATCGGCTTGTTGGGCGAAGAAATTGTCTGTTTCCGTGCTGTCCTGATAGATTGGCCGGAGAACCGGTTGATATTCCGGAGTACCGGATCCGGTTCGTTCCTGGCGTGAAGTCTGCGAAGTGTACAGCTCTGCAGATTTGTTCGCCAGGTACCGGATTACATATTCCTGCAGGATCTTGAACTTTGCGTCCTGGTCAGTCATGGCCAATAGCCGGTTATATAAATCATCCGTCAGCATTTCTCGAACATGGCGTTCCTGAAGCTGACGGATAGTAGGCAGCATGGTACGGTAGGTTAGGGTAGAGTAGTCGATATTCACTAACCCGATATCCTGGTATTCCTGAGCTGACCGGATGAAACACGACACTTGGTTAGTGATACTGATATGATCCGCATAATCCGGATATTTCAATTTGTTGCGCTCCAGATAATCAAGCAGACGATCAAGAGCCTGCATACCTCGATAAAAGAGACTAACCTTTGCTGCGGCGATTTTTGCTTCATTGGCAGGTGAACGTTTACCTTGTTCGTTTTGAACCGTTATACCGCTATCTCCGAAACTGATACCAAGTTCATCGGTAGCGAGTGCAAGAGTGAGCGGACCGAGGCAGCGCAGGATCTTGTCTTTGAGCATTGTGTCTTCGCCGGTACTGGCGATATCAATGATCACATTGCCGACTTGTGGCTCGATGTAGATATCGAGCGCATCATTGATATATGGCGATACGGACTCATAAGGTATCGCTGCATTGATTTTGACAACCGTTTTTAAGGTTTCAATGTCGGGGATGATAGTACTCATTTTTCTTCTGTTTCTGGGGTTAAACCTGTATTCTTTATTGCGCCTGTTCCCTGATCTAATGTCGTCAATTGGCAGTTTGTGATGGAGAAGTAGATATCTTTCGGCCAGTCATTGATTGCCTTGGCAAAATAAAGCGGCTCCAGTGTGGCTTCCTGATACATTTTCATAAGCGCTTGTTCGATGGTAAACAGTTCCCGGGCCTCTGTTCCATTGATACTTTTTCCCTTGCCTGGTGATGCACCGATAATTGAGGGATGCACGCCCATGGCGTAACAGATGGTGTTACTTACTTCTTCGCTGTCTTCGATATATTCGCCGCCGATCTGTTGGTTGGTCAGTGCGGAGATGATGATATCTTTGTCCTCAAATCCTTTGATCTTGTCGTAGCGGAATTCTGCAACAAAGGCTTTACCGGCATTTTCTTCACCTGCCAAAAAGTCGTTCATTTCCTTCAGGAAGTCTTCACGGCATTGGGTCTTTTCGTCGTCGGTAGTGAGGTTTTTGGCCTTATAGAGCTTTTCCCAAAATGTGTCTTTTATGTAGATTACATATCGCAAGGTCATTTGATTTTTTATCAGGGCCTTTTTATATACCGGTATGGCAGAACTGAAGTCATACCATCCGGAGGCAAAGACAGACCACCAATATGGGCGGCAATAATAGAACCGTCCGGGCGTATTGATACGAATGTTGTGGATGAAGTTACGTTCTTTGCATACTTCTTTTTTGCCGTCTTTATTCGGCAACTTTCCCATACGTACTTTCAGGTCCCGCAAAGGGCTTTGCCTGTCGAGCAATGGCGTTGCGATAACGTCGGTGGGCGTACCTTTATTCCATTCAGCCGAATAGCCATGCCATTCGCTTTTTCCGGTTTTCTCATCGATCTTGCTGATCCGCGAACAAGTCGTCTCTTTCGCTTTGATCTGCACAATTTTGGGCGGATTATTATTGTCACACAGATATTCGACGTATGAATCGTAGAAGATTGCCAAGTCATTGGCGACTTCGTGCCGAATGAGCGCGTAGTTATTGTTTTCGATAAATTCAAAGATATCGGGGTACTCTTCCGGAAGAACTTCTTCTTTAACGATTTTATTGGTACCGGAATCCCGGTACTTACGGTAGACCATTACTCCATCACCGTAGATAACTTTGTTCTTAAACTCGACATTACTGCCTACGGTGACGTTATGACCTATCTTTTTCATGATGTCGTACATCATGTTGTTAGTGCGGCCACGGGGCACAAATTCTATGGGTGCGCTCTTGCCTTTAGGTACGACTGGAATGGCGTTAGTCTCCCTATCAGTGACGATATCGCTGTTATCGCTGAACTTTATAATATCCTTGCCGCCTTTAACGACTCCGTATGTACTATATCCAGGCTTTTTAAGTTCTACTTTTTGCATTAGAAATACACTTTGAGGTTATTAATCCGGGTAATTAGGCAGCGGCGGATCTTTCGAGGGCTGCTTTCGCCTGCAGGCAGTACGTTGATGGTGCTGCCTGCACTGTGAAAAGATGTGAGTACAGCGCGTTCGTAAGTGACAAGCTCACCGGTACTACGTTTACAATACTGTAATGAGAACTCAACTGGTCTTCCGTTCCGACGTTTCTCCATGATCTCAGTGATCTTACTTTGATGTATGCGATCTAACATATAGTATGATGCCTATAATGATGGATAATAAGATGATGCCGATGGCTATACTTCTTTCAATACCTGTTCCGGACTCTGTTTGCTTTTGGCTCTCCTGTTGAGTGTATTCGTTCGAGGATCCTGTATCTGTTTTCTGATATGATACAGAGTCAGATGTTTGAGACGAAACATTCTCTTGCTGTTCAACCTGCTTCCGGATCTCGCTCCCCTCGACTTCCAGTTTAGATGTTGGGGATAGACCGGTAGTAGGATCCGCAGGCTTCGATGTGTCGAAGTGCCAGGTGATCTTCCATTTATTACCGTTGATATCGGTTTGCGTCTGGGTTTGGCTGGTGATGCTGCCATGAGCTTTGCTTGATAGTCTGACACTAACGCTATCTGTCTGTTCAGATACACGCACAGAAGAATGGTGAGAAGCAGAGCGACAATTACACAGCAGTAGGGCAATAAGTATTGCCAGGCTAATGGGCTGCACATAGTTCTTTAGGCTTTTCGTTTGGTACATGATAGATCCGTACATTTATAAGGCTTAAGTTCATTACAGAGCTTCCGATTGTTATCTACTTCCGATTTAATCTTTTCGATTTCAGAGCGTAGTTCCTTACGTTCGGAGCGCATATCGTTAATGTCTACACGTAAGTCATTGATAAGACCTTGATACACATCCTGCATAGCTTTCATAGCATTGGCTTCAGCTTGCTTTTTGGTGTACTTCATGGTGATGATAGCTGTCAAGAATGACACAAGACCACCACCTAATACGAAAGTTAAGATTGTTTGGGTTAATGGGGTCATAGCTTCTTTTTTTATGCAAATGTATCACCTGGGTACGTGTCTGTAAAGGACAGGAGCGCAGCCCGAAGGCATCAGGGAGGTACCCTACGCGAGGGGCGTTCTGAGGGGGGGTAGTGTAGCATATTAGAGGAAAAAAATCTTTCGGTCTGAAACTTTTTCTCAGGGCGATGCGGGGTCTTCCGACAGAAAAAGGGGAAAATTTTCCCCTTTTGAACTCCTTTTTTGCTAAGGTACAATTACTTAGATTTTTTTTCATGGGAATACCATGAGATTAAAAAAAATCGCCCGAAAAATGCACCGGCACAAACTTTTGTCGTGATCGCAAGCTGTGACGAAAGTTTGTGCCGGTACATTTTTCGGGGTTTCCCCCTCACATTCACGCCTTTGGCATGAAAGAGAGGTAGAGCGGTAAGCGTAGACGCTTCTGTAATCTCCGTTTCTTTTCCGGAACTCCCTTATCCTTTCCTATCGTGCACGGCATATCTCGCCTTTTGCCCCGCAAATGTAGGTCACCGGTCTGAAAAGCAAGATTAAACGCTGTTTCGGGCAAAAAATCTCCACCTTACAGGTAGTATTCAGGCGTTCCGTTTTCCCGAAAATCTTGCTGTCATTCATCCTCGGCACCTCAATTATTGCGGTATCAAAAGGCGAAACATACCGCGCGCGACAGGCGACGGAATAAAAAAAAGTCGTTCCGGGAAACGGAGAAAATTCAAAAAAGGCTCACACCCGACGGCTCAAAGTTCAAGAATAAACTAAAATCTAAAGTTATGGCAGCAAAAAGAAACATTCCCGAGGCATGGAAACAACAGTGGTCTAAATTCATGTTCAACTTTTTTGATTATTTACCTACAAAGTACGAAGCGAACAAACGTGAATGGGCTATCAGAAAGATGATATGGGACTTTAAAGACGGAAAGCGTAGTGTATCAGTGGCGGAACTGATAGCAAAGAAGTTACGGTCACAGTTTGGCGCAGATTGCGAAAATGTAACGTTCGTATGTGTTCCTGCAAGTTCTGCAGAGAAAAACGAAATCAGATACAAGGTATTTGCCGAGGAAGTGGCACGGCTAACAGGCTGCAAGAACGCATACGGGGCAATCACTATCGAGGGCGGACGTATCGCCATTCATGAGACGAAAAGTAGCAAGACGGTGCAGGGCGTTGAAGTAGTCAACTTTGATCAACTCTTTTTCAAAGATAAAAAGGTACTTCTTTTTGATGATATACTAACGCAAGGGCATAGCTACGCCCGCTTTGCCTGTGCTTTGGAAAAGATAGGCGCAGAAGTATTGGGAGGCTATTTTTTAGGAAAAACGATATTAGGAAACAATTAAAGCTGGAAGATATGAAAAGAAAGTGTGACGCAATACAGTTGTCTCTGTTTGATAATGATTACAGGGATAAGACGGATAATCAGCTAATTAGCGAACTTACGAATAAAGTGGATATGGTTTCGGATATGTGGGAAGGTGATTATAGATTAGAGAAGCTGTTTAACTGTTTGACACCGCAACGCAGACGTATAGCGTCAGCAGCCATAGAGTTATATAAACGTAAAGAAGTTAAAAAAAAGGGAGCAATTATTATTCGTAGCAGTGCGGATATATATAATATAATGCGTCCTGTTCTCGATGATTTACTTAATGAAGAATTTTGGATTATTGCGTTAAATCTGTCATCTCGTGTTATCATGCAGAAAAGAATATCAATAGGGGGAATCGATCAGACTTGTGCGGACGTACGGCTAATTATGCGGGTGTTAATCGAGGCAGGAGCAACACAATTTGTAGCGGTGCATAACCATCCGAGCGGGAACCAGAAGCCGAGCAATGCGGACAGAAAGCTAACAGAACAGCTAAAGAAAGCAGCGGATATATTTAATATTCGGATGATGGATCATGTGATAATAACCAATCAGGGATATTATAGCTTCTGCGATGAAGGACTCTTATAACGGGGTGGGCGTGGGTGGCGCCCATTCCGTTTGCTCGCACGCTCGCAAACGGAATGGGACCCGAAGCGGTATTTATGAGTGATTTTTACGTTCCTTCAACCACGTAGGGGCGGTGGGTTATTCATTTTTTTAAGAAGTAGACTCCACCGGATCCGCTGTTAGGCTCACGGAAGAAGAAGTTCATTCCAAGCCAAAGAGTATCAAAAGCATCGGTAACGTGTGTTTTGAACTGATCAGGTGCATCCGGCGTGTCTTCAGTCCCTTCAGGTGTTTTGTCTTTTTCAAATCCATTCTTTCCCTGGCGAATGCCTGTTTGCTCCATAGCTATTTTGAGGAATTCATTTTGATGCAGGTTTATTTGGATCCAAAGAAATTCCGGATCTCCTTTTAATGTACGGTCGATATTCAGGTGTTTCCAATCATGTTTTGCCGCTTGGCCGATAAATTCCATAGTAACATTATAATTATTTTCTTTAAATATACGTTCGATCACATCGGCATAGCTTTCGCCACTGGTACCGGTTTCCCAGGTAAATGTGTGATCATAGTAGACTACTATCTCGTGATTGAACTTCGGGCGGTAATAGTCGGCTACCTGTTTGACAAGATCCTGCAACTTACTTGGTGTTTTGACATAAAAAGACTTCAGTACACGCATGGTATTGCCATCTTTTTGGGCGACAACAGCGGTAGATATTGAGGCGTTGGAGTCGAAGGCGATGTGCAATTCCTTGCCGAAGTCAAGATCACCATCCCCGAGGCAACCACAGGATGCAAGTTTTCCCCAATTACTGCCGAGATCCCGGAGCCGCCCGCTATCATTCGGTATGTAAAAATGTATGTTATCATCCAGAGCGGAATAAAACCCGTTCGGGACCTGGAATAGTCGTTCGTTTAAGAAAGCGGTACGCCAGATAAGTGGAGGTGAATCCCGGTGCATCTGCCAAATGTAATCCTCTCCTAAAACTTCAAGATTGTCGAAGACATCATATTCACCGTAGAATATGGTGTACTCACGCTTTTTCCCTGGTTGTGGTTTGACTACCGGCTGAAACTTCCGTGCAAGGTCGAGATCCCGGGACAGTTCTTTGATCATCCGCAGAGTGTGATCGGTCATCGGTTTGCGCTTGTATGCTTGCAGTTCTTTATACAGGCTACGAATGAGATTGATGTGAGGCGGTGACATCTCATCCACCTTGTCTAAGATCCATTTACCCAGTGAAGCGGTTGGCATATCGCTTGAATAACAAACACTGTGATGGTGTGGGCAGTGGCCGAAATACTGTTGGTTGCCGCGATTGGCAGGATTTACCTCACCTTTTATTTTTTCGTAGGAGAGAAACTTTGCTTCAGGACCTATCACCCAATCCAGTGACATTGAATTGGCAGACATGGCTTGGTTAAACGATAGGATCACCATTACGGTGCCGTTCCAGAAGTGGAAAGCATTGCTCCACCCTTCCCCCACAACAGGGCGTACCGGGTCAGCAAAGTTCATCCATGAGGGTGCTTTATGGCCGACAACATAATGAATGTTTTGATAATAGCCCCATTCTGCCAGAGCCTTGCAGATTGCCGGCAGGGTATTGCCCCAGGCTTTGGCATAACTGGGCGATATCAGACCGCCCAGAGAGCCGGGCATCTCCCATACATTCCGGAGAATGAACCGGGCGTCGATACCTTCAGATTTTCCGGTACCGCGAGAAGCGATGATATATTCATCATGTGCGCTGATGGCCATTGCCTGGCGCTGCATCTTATTAAAGAACTTCTTCACGACCTCGAATTGTTTCATCCGGAGATCATAAGCTGATAATGGGGTAGGCATTATTCGTCCTCCTCTTCGTTGATAATCTCAGCGTCGACCGCTTTACCTTTCGCCATGCTGCGGGCGAGTTCCCGCAGTTCCTTGCGGCGCTCTTCCAGATTGTCAATAGGTTCAAGTCCTTCCAGGATGGTGATATCATCCGAAGGTTCAAAAGATGGAGGGATCATTCTTTCGAAGTCGAGCCGGTTATCTTCCTTGTCCGCCATGGTGTACTTTCCGATCTTGTCCAGGTTAGCGGCGGCACCCTTGGCATCTCCGCTGTCAATCGCAAGCTGATAGCCTTTTTTAGCACCTTCGACGATCATGTATCGGTACCAATTCTTTGCGGCAAGTTGTATATTACCTACCAATCGGTTAATCATGCTGATATCCCGGTAGGCTTGTGACTGAGAGACAGGTGTGGCGTTTCCGCCACATCCGTGCATGAGAAAGTTAACGAGTTCTGAATCTTCCACCAATGGACTATCCATTTTCTTGGCGACACAAAGTATCATGCGTTCCCGTATCTCTTGTTCCCGGGCGGTGAGCATTTGTTCCGCCTCGTCTCTGTCTTTGTATAAGGCGCGTTCGATACGTTCGTATGTGGTATCTTTTTTAGGCATAGGCTATTCGTTGACTATCTGTTCACGCATATATTTATCGGCAAGTGGTTCGGCTGCCGGACTACCGGCTTTTGCCAGCTTAATAACTGTCTGGCGCAGCTCGTATTTGGTCTGCAATCGCCCTTGGTGGTAGGCATTATAAATAGGGGTTTGTCGATGATTTTTGCAGATATCACAGAAGTAGTCTCGCTGATCAGCGGCGATATCCAACAAAATGGCTATTTCCGACGGTGGTAATAATGCGGCTGACATGCTGCGTACCTGGTTTAATTGTTCATCAGTTAACTGCATAGCTCATAGCGTTTTCGTAGGCTTGGTTAAATGTCTCGGAGAAATAATCGAAATGGGATCCGGCAGTAAAGTAAACCCCGGCTTCCCAACGGTGGTTAAGATTCAGGTTGGCAGATCCGATAATACCGAACTTGTATCGCTCATTTTCGACTAACAAAACTTTAGCATGGCAGGAATCTATTCGTATTTCCGGAGAGATGTTTGCAGCGAATAAAAGCAAATCTATCTTGTGCCGTTTCACAGTGGTATCGAGCAACATCCGCAGGCTGGTTATCTGACTTTCTTCGGTCAGAAAGAAGAGTGACCGTAGACTGTCTTCCGAGATGCTGAATGTAGCTATCCGCACACTTGCCGGCCCGATGGCAGATAAAAGAGTGGGCAACACTTCGTGTATTGCCCATTCTCCCTTGTGCATGAACGGTTCGATAGAGCCGGGACACAATGCAAGCGGAAAGTTATCCTGAAACTTTTTCACCTGATATTTCCTTTTCAATTTCTGCCAGTTCTTTTTCGTATCCGGCAATGCGGCTCATTGCATTGTCGTACACGACCTGACGACCGTCTTCTTTGGCTTTATCGGCGGATCGTTGACTGTTGACAATGTTTTGCTTCAATCGTTTCACATGCCGCGCTAATTCAATGCCACGTACAACCGGGTTATCGCTGAATACCGGGCGTTTGGCATCCAGGTTCAATGTTCCTTTACCTTCGGACCAGGTGTCGATAGCTTTCCAGAGTCTCCGGCGCTCATCATCCAGTTTGCAAAGTTCTTCAGCCAATGTTTTTCGGGCTTCATCTTCGATGTCCGGGTTAGCAATGTCATTGTGCAGGCTGGCGTATAGAGGCGCTATTTCTTTGATTCGGGCGTATGCTTTTTTGATGGATGTCGGCATAGATGCTTCTGTCACAACCTTTACACCGGGGTTGCTCAGTGCGTCTACTTCTTTGCGAAGCTGTTCCAGTTCTGCACGGTGTTCGTCAATCTGTTCCTGAAGCTCTGAGATATCACCGGTATTGTCGCTCCCCTCTAGGTCTTCAATTCGTTCCGTTAACTCTTCGATCTGTTGCTCATGCGTTGCGATGGCAGCAGTTCGTTTCGTCAGTTCTTCCGTGCGTGCCTTTTCGTCTACCTCTTTGGCTTCGATGATAGACTCATTTGCCGCCGGATAAAGTTCCGGAGCTTCGCGGATCTCGCGGGATATCCGTGTCAGGCAGTTGATCAGTTGGGTAAAGTGCGGATCGAAGATATGAGGATTTGCCGGAGCTGCAGCAAAATAGACTGAATACTTTTCTTTTTGCACTTGCTTGGCAAGTGCGTCAAAGAGGGCTACACCGTCAGCGTATTTGCGCTGACGGTTGCCTAACCAATTTATTAATTGTTCGTTCCTGGTCATAATGTTATTCTTGTGGAGCCGGAGCCGGTTTATTACCGCCTATTACTTCCATGTCGATGGGAGTTGCTAAGAAGATGGCAGAATAGTTAGAATCCGCTGTGACTGTGTAAGTGGTACCACGTCGGTCGGCACGGGCCTTACCGCCATTGAAAGACGGTGATAAAGAGCCGGTCAAACCGGGTTGACCTAAAATCATTTGGTTACCTTCTGGATCTTCAAAGATATAATACCCACGGGTGTTTTTGGCCATGGCGTTGAATGCGTGCATTCCAGGAGTATTACCAGGGAAGAAAAAACCGAGCGTCTGTTTAAAACTGATGCCGTCCGCTTCTCCTTGTGGTTCTGCTTTGTATTCCACCTCTCCATCGGTACTATATAAGTAAATGGGCTGTTTAATCGAACCTCCTTCAGCAAAAGTAAATGAACCTGCAGCGGTAATCAGTTCGGTGTTGTCGGTGGCTTTCTCTGGATCCGGTACGGTCGGTACCGTGATTGCCGCTTCTTCCGGTACGAATAATAAGCGAGCTTTGTAGCCGGCCATATTATTCTTTCCCATGTTCCATTTGAGCGGAGCAAAAGCCGGACCTGCAGCCAGGATCATAGTCGGATCATTCAGATCCAACGATAAAAGGTGTTGTGCTTCAGGCAGCAATATAACTGCCAGAACCAACACGAAAGCGAGAATAAATATTTGTTTCTTTTTCATTGTGATATACTATTTTAGAAGTAGTTAAGCGGAGAGAGAAAGTTCCCTCCGCTAATGATAAATTAGGTGTACTGTGCCTCTATTGTAGTGACTTCACCCTCTTTGATAGTGACTTCCTGGTTTACCGGTTTTGTCTTACCGTCCACATCCTTGAATGTAACGGTGTGCTTGCCGGCTGTCAAGCCAATAAAGTACTGTCCGTTGGAACGGGTAGACGTCTTGCCGTCAACGGTCCATGATCCCCCGTCGGTGCCGGTGATGTTTACCTGTACGGCGCCGGTTAAGCAGTAGTCGCCTGCCAGGTCGTTGGCTTCGTTCTTCTGCTCATTCATACGGTATACTTTTTCATGCCAGTCATTGATACGCGTGTCGTATCCGGCTTGCAGCCAGAACTGCCATTCGTTGGGATCCGGATAGATATCGCGGATCTGACAGAACTTCGTCGCAGCTTGAGTGTTGAATGCAAGATCCATGTTGCCGACTTTCTGCAGGATAAGACGCGATCCCCGGCCGATTGCTTCGTGTGTTACGACTTCCAGAGTCGGGCAAAAAGCATCTTCGCGAAGAAGTTCAATCATGCGAGCTACACTGGGGTATTCTTGCATCTTTAACTTATTACGTAAAGCTGTCCGGGCAGCCTTGATAACGGTTTCGGCACATAACAACTGAGGTATGCCACCTTGTGAACTGCGCAGTGAATTGTGAGCACCACCGATCCAGTCGACCAGGTTCTCATACGCACTGTAATCGTCATCCTTAACGGGGATCTCAAATTCTCCGGAGATTGCCAGATTGCCTCGTGCAGCATTTACGGCACCTGAAACGATCAACTTATCGGCTTTGGTGAAGTAGCCGTCAAATGCACCGCTGGGTGAATTGGAGTCTTCATCACGCTCTGCATGGAACAAAGAGTACACGATATCTTCAGCGTGAGAAGTGGTCAAGCCGAACACGATCTTTGTTTCCATTGGATGTTTCTTTGTGATATTGCTCACAGGAGATCCACCGATAACCAGCAATTCGTTATCATCATACTTCTGAGAGTTCTCACGTGTGATGAAAACTACATCTTTCGGTTCGATCAGTGAAGGTTCATAACCGAAGATCTGCTCGAATTCTTTGAATTCCTTGCCAATCTTATAGGATTGGGTACCGCCGGCTTTGCGACGTTCGTTGATACGTGAATGCTTGCCTTGCAGGTCCATCACGTTCAGCTTGAGTTTTGCCGCTACCTCGCTTAAGGTTGCAAAAGGCAGTGTGCGGAGCGCCTTGTCATAAATAATAAGGCTTTCCTGAAGTTTTGATACATCTACTAATTTCATAAGTTAAGGTTTAGATTAATCCTTCTTTTTTAAGTCTCTCAGTCATGGTGGCATAGTTACCGTCACTTTTTGCACAGAAGGATGCCAGATCCGCTTCTCCTTCACCTTCAGGTTCCTGTTTCGGAGTCAGCCCCTTGCTGTCATGGGCAGCATTGTTTTTCAGGTTCTGCACTTGCTCTTTGAGCTGGGTGATCTCGGTATCTTTGCCTTCGATACTGCTTTTCAGCGTGCTGATCTCAGTATCCATTGTTTCGATACTGCTTTTCAGTTGAGCGACTTCACCGGTAGAAGCTGTCAGCTTCTCGTCAATGTCCTTCTTAGCTTGGACGAGCGTTCCGTTCTCGTCCTTCAGACGCTTCATCTCAGCGTCCAGAGACTCGATATTCTCCAGGGAGAGTTCGGTCGTGGCCGCCTTATCGTCTGTAATCTTCAGGAAAGCACAAACTGTTTTCCAACTGGGTTTAAAATTCATAACGTTTAATTGGGGTTTAGGTAATTCTGGCACACATTTCGTATCCATGCCCGTAGCCAGTAAAGCGGACGTAGAACGGTCATATAAGCGTACGGCGTTGCGATTTGCCGGAATGTCAACGATGGATGCTTCCATTAATAAGGCTTCAGTCACGGTTTCACGTGTCTGTCCTGGCAGAAGCAGCTCTTTATTGGCACTTGTGGCAATGATTTGTATACCGATGGATGCGGCGGAGAAAGTCCCTGCTTCATACTTCGCGGCTACCTCTTTGGAGAGGTCGTCTACCTTGTCGAAAATAGGAATAGCAGAAAGTTCATCGCCGTTTATCTGTATGTCTTCCCAATGGCCGATTGCTTTATAGTTCCCCCAGATGGGTGAACCTTCATCACGAAAATGCATATACAGCATGACCGGATTCTTTTTGAAGGCTTCAATATTGAGGCCTTCAGTGAGAACCCGGTAACCGTAGCAATTTACTGATGAATCGGAAAGAATGATGCGATTTTGACTCATTGCATTATTTTTGATGCAATGATACGCAGTTATAAAGAGGTGTAGAAGGACGCTATTCTGTCAGTGTTAATGCAGGATGAATGCAGGTTGCAGAGATGGATAACTCATAATGTCTGAAGTCTGACGGCTTTTCTCCTGGTATTTCTGCAAAGGTTCCGAACAGTGGATAATTCGGGTTACCAAAAATCCGCTTTTCATTATTGTTGGTAGTTGCGATCAGGATGGATCCGCGTGCGGCTACTTGTTCCAGTTCCGCTATCAATCGCTTATCAACCCCTGCAGAAAGCAGACTGATTATTGCTTTGTGTGTGTACAAGGTACCGGAACTCTCATTTTTGGGAGTGGCATCTACTGAGGCTCCACTTTGACGTAAGGGTAGTAAACGTTGGGTATCTTTGTTTTTCCGAAGGTATACGCCGGAGGGTGAAGTAACCGCAAAGTATGACAACTCGTCTATAAAGACAAGCTCAACAGATTTATAACCGCCTAAATTGTTCATAACTGGTTGATTATTAGTGATTGCGCGTGTTTTGTCACGCTTTTACTCCTGTTTTTACACTGTTTTTGCACGAAAATCGGACAATTAACTACACTTGCTCGGGTTAACTTTTTCGGGTGTATTGCCGTTTTTCTTCTTTCGGCCTTACCTTAGTTCGCCAACGATAGTAGTTTTTTAAAAACGCATCTTCCGTAAGAGAAGAAATTCCGTACTTGCTCATAAAGGCATGAATACCGACTATAAAGTTCACACCATACCGATGTTTCTGTTCGTCTACCGTATCATGTAATTCTGCCCACATAAGAAGTTCCAGTTTGCGGTTAATGATCATCTGTGACCGCATTCCGAGATAGTTGTATGTCTCCGGGTTCTTACCGATGGATCGTGCAGGTAGATAAATAGTCAGGTTTCCCTTATCTACCTGGTGATCGGCAGGGCGTTTCTCCAATAAATCATATATCACATGATAGATATCTAATGAATCGGGAAATCTGACCGCTGTATCCTCAAAGTTACAGAACTTCCCGATCAGGTATTCCCGGATATGTGCAGGTACATTTATCTTGGTAGTCATGGTTAATAGTAAAAGTGTATAGAGCTAAAGTAATAAAAATAAGTGGATTATATTGCTATCGGTCTACATTTTTAGTATCTTATAGCTAATCCCCCCTTACGATATCAGTACTATTTTTTTGTACTTTAGTGCAAATTGTACCTGTGTTGTCTTTGTCTATTCTGATTATCAGTGTTTTACGTCCGTACAAAACGCGTACTTTTTCTGTACGGAATTTCATTCTGCGTACAAAACACCATTTTGTACAAAAAAGTGCAATTCGTACCGTTTTGTACGAAAATCGTGCAGTGTTTAAATCTTTGATTTATAATGTAATAAATGCCGAAAAATGGGGCTTCGTACGAAAGTACAAAAATATCTCTATTTTTATGCAGGGTATTTTTGAAAAAGAAAAAAATAATAAAAAGAATATATAGGCACCCTCATTCAGCTTTTGCCGTCCATCGGCACATCTGTTCAAAAAGTTTGTTGCTAATGAAAGGGGTGGGAGGGGAAACGGAAGAAAACAAAGGCGGCAGTACATGCGTACCGCCGCCGATAGAATACTCCGCTCTGTGTTTCCGATAATACTCCGCTTTGTGTTATCTGAAGTCACCCGGATAAAAGGTATGCGACACGAACTCATATTCGCGTGGCAGGCTCTTAACGCCTACAATCACGCAAATACCTCGTGCGGCCAGTTCATAAAGTCTTTGTGTGGTGATTACCGATCCGCGAAAATTGTAGTTGCTGCAGAGCACGAAATAAGCCGTCGAAAGATCAATCGAATAGATATCTTTCCGGATGATTTTAACGGCATCGGATTGAATCAGGGCAAAGCCGTAGCGAACTGCCAGGCGTGCGATCAGCTGCTCGCGCTCCTGGCTTGTTGGTGCTACTACTACCTGTATTTTATTCTCTTTTTTTATCATAATATTATTGCGTATGTCGCTAAAATTGCCTACCTTTACAGGGTAATAAATTGGGATATTATAGTCTTTTCTCTCCTTTGCGGTAGGGGCGCGACGGGATAAATTTGCAGCATCTTTTGATCATTGAATAATCATCCGAGAACTCCAACAGATCATCCGTTATACTTTTCCTGCATGTGTCTTCGATAATAAACAGACTTGCCACCTTAATAAACATATTCATAGTTTTCTTACTACAGTGATCTGCTATGCGCAAGACTTCATCCTCCTGAATGCTGAGTAGCTTCATATAGACAGCATTATAAAAGTGCATAAACCGGGTGGGTTCCTGCTCATAAAGAGGATATAGTTCCTTAACTAATTCTGAATAAGTCGGTGCCATTACAATGAGTATATAGGTTCTAAGATAGCATCTATTAAGTCCAGGTAAGCGGGTTCATCTTCCAGCTCGTACGAGATCAGTACATCTATATTACCGCCGGAGGCCCTGCCGATTTCCATGTGGATCGGCAGGGAAAATGATTACCCAAGCCTGCCGTTTCACACC